CTCCACCAAACAGTGCAAATCCGAACTCTGTGTTCTTCATCAAACACACCTTTGGATTTGTTTACAAGATAGAGAACGCTGATTGAATCGGCGTTCTTTTTCTTTACCACGGGACGAGATGAAGTAGTTAAAGTAGTTGTTTTTCGGTTTTTGCGTAAACTTTCACCTAATACGCGCGTACTTAGAGGAAGTTACACGCAAAAACGGATTTTCCACTACTTTAACTACTTGAACGGGGTTAAATTAGCTCTTTTTCAGTTCAAGGACAGCGGACTCAATCAGCTTGTCAATGGTGTCGGAGTCGAGCTTATAACCCTTGCTGTTCAAGTATTCCAGTACATAGGCTTTCTTCTCCGCGCCGCGACCCGCACCGTTGTAAATCATTTCTGCGGCTTCGACCGCAACTTTCGTCCACGCCTTGATTTTCTCGAACTTCTCAGCGTCCACTTTCTCTTTCAGATAAGGGATAAGGAAAGTGGTAATGACTGCTACGAGCAGGGTGATAACAGCGGAAACAACATTGGTAATGTCAGTCATGGTGATACCTCCTCAGTAATTTTCAGAAAAATGTGTTTCGTTTGGTGTGACTTTGTTTTGTCTCATCAATTTTATACGGTTCTCGACCTTTGCTTTTGAGTAATAAAATCCAGTACCCGTGGCAACTTCGGCGGCTACTGACGGTATAAGGTAGGCAAGCGGAGAAAGGTCGAGAGTACGCCAAATCATTACCATCGTAAAGACGATAACGACCGCGTTGATAATTCCTGCCACGATAAGGATTTTCTTTGAAAATTCTTTCGGTGGCTTTTTCTTTACCCTCCGCATACCGTCAACCTCCTTTACGCTTTGGAGAAAGTATTGCAGTCAACCCAACCGTAGACCGTAGACTCACCATCGACATGGACAAGATGATAAGGGTGCTTGCCCTTTGCATAGATTTGTGTGATTTTCGCCTTACCGCCCTTGCAGGACACCGCGCTATCGCCGTTGGAGCTTGCGTAGTGCGTTTTTCCAGTGAACAAGACATAATCACCTACCTGCGGTGTCCACGCGCTCTGAGAGGGCGTAGAAGCGGCAGAAACGACACTCAAGAACTTCGTGTTGATAGGACTGCAAATCGCGTTCTTCCCGTCCACAGACTTGTCGATAATCGCTCTGTCACCGCTGACCTCGCGGACAATCCAGTTCTTTGCTTTCACCCAAGCGGGAATTGCCTTGCCGCCGTAGTAAGTAGCCGTGGAGGAGATTTTAACGGTATCTCCCGCCTTGACAGAACTGGTAGTAGGCTTGTCCTCAGTCGGAGTATCAACTGCCGCACCGAGCCGCCTGTTGACCTCTGCCGCGATTTCGCCATGACGGTTATACAGGTAGTCACCGGGACAGGATTTGTTCGCATAATCGCGGTGGACGGTCATATTGCAACCGTCAAGGTGATTCATGCGCTTGTTCTTGTCCGTACTCCATACGAGCTTTTTGATACCGTTACGGCGGCAAATATCGGTTACAAGGTCGAGCATTGCGGCATACGCTTTATCGTTCACTGCGTAAGGGTATTTGGTATCGCTTGCAACCTCGATGGTGATAGCGCGGTTGTCGTTTGCCGCGCTTGAGGTACACCAAGAGCGGTCTTTCTCCTCGACATACATACCAATTTTACCGTCCGTACCAACACCGTAGTTGGAGCTTGCTTGTCGAGAGGTCGGAGCAAAAATATTGCCGAGCGTTTCCACGGAACACTGCCCCACGACACAGTGAATGGTAATAGTGTCGATTTTGTTTCTACGCGGACTTGTCTTATTGGGAGAAATCCGCGTGTAGTTTACGAGAGGGCTGTTACTCATCTTCGTCTTCTCCTTTCCCGTTACTCAGTTCGTCCAACATTTCCGGCGTGATTTCTTCGCCGTGAGTTTGGAAATACGACTTTTCTTCCATAGGTTTAATCCTCCTTGTCCTTGATTGAGAGACGGTCAACCTCTTTCATAATCTTTTCGGCAGTACCGTTTCCACCCAACTTTTTATACGGTAAGTATAAATAATCATGCAGGTTCTCATATTCGTCTTTGGTGATATACCCGCGCTGAATATAACACTCACCGAGATAACAAATGCGGTCGTGTCCAAGACCTTTCAGCATTTGCCCCTCCGCACTGTCTTTGGACTTTTTGCTTTGGATAAGGCTTGTGAGGAACGCCCAAAAACCTGTGCTTGCAAAGACCGCTCCTACAATACTGATAATCAGTGTGCTTTCAGAAACCATTTAGCTAAATTCCTTTCGTTTAATGTGAGGATTTACATTTACAAGACCTCCCAATTACTATCGTCCCACGCGGCGGTAACGCCTGTCTCGCCAACCCAAACCTTACGGACACCATCATGGACATAGAACCCGTTTGCGATAAGAGCCATGCTTTTTTCCCATACAAAGGGGTTATCGGCAGTGCCAACAGGATTTTCCTGCTCTTTGTATTCCTGTCGAACCAAAACCTTGTTCACATAGAAGTTCAGCCAGTCAAAGCCGATTTTGTCAGACTGTGTGAGAGTGGTTTCAATACCACCTGCCGCTTCCACGGTATCGACAATTTTCTGATTATTGTCAATCCGAACCTTTAGCTTTTTCGCGTTGTCGATATAAAGCTGTGCCATTACCTGTTCACCTCCAAAATTTCCAGTGCGGCTTTCATGTCCTGCACGATACTTGCGCTTTCGTTGACCTCAAGCGTTCTGCCAGTGATGAGCCAATCGCTGAGATTGTTCTCGATGTCCTCTTGCAAGCCCTCACGGTTTTTCAAGAGGAAAGTGTACTCATCGTACTCGAACATGGTGACAGAGGTTTCCGTCTGCGGGTCAATGTCAGTGACTTCTTTGATGTTTTCACGCAGTCTGACCTCTACATACCCCTCCAACGGCAGGTAAGACTCCATCGACAGGGTTACGGGGGAGACATTTCCTTTTACTCTCATTTCTGACTACCTCCTTTAATTTTCTGATTTTGACTGTATCGTAATATTTCTTTTTCATACCGAACGAGTCAGTATGCTTGAAACAGGAACACCGTGACAGGAAACCCGCCGCCATACGGAACGATACGACTCCGTTTCGCTTTTGAGTTTTCCGAATGTGGCGGCTTTGTCGCATAAGCGCAAGGGCGCGTCTTTTCCGTATGGTCGTGGTTCTGATACCGAAACAGCGACCTACAAAGTCAATCTTTCGCCCTCTACGGTGCTTTCTGCTCTTGCAGTTTCGTTGAATACGAAATAACTGGTAATCGTGCTTTATCTCCAAGCCGAGTTTTCCTACAAACTCCATGACCGCGTACATGGCTTTTCGGAGCTTCCGTTTGTTATTGTCAATTAAGACTAAATCATCGGCGTAGCGGACATAATAGCGTATACCGAGAGTTTGCTTGATGAAATAATCCAACGACTGTAGATAAAACTCCGCAAGCCACGGCGAGGTATAATTCCCGATGGGTATGCCGTGTCCGGGAGAGCTATGGTACGAGTCGATTACCAAATGGATAATACCAAGTGCCTTTTTGTCCTTGATTTTCCGCTGTAAATGTTCCTTGAGCTGGTCGTGCGGGATTGACGGATAGAACTTGTGAATATCCATCTTCACGCAGTATTTCGCGTGTTTGATGTCTCGCATGGTCGCTCGTTCCACTCCTTTAGCGGCGCGGTCAATCCCTCTGTTGGGGATATTGGCACAGCTCCAATAATAGGAGGATTTCATAATGAGCGGCTGTAGCACCTGCACAATAGCATGATGAGCGCATTGGTCGGGATAGAACGCGGGAATCTGTAACTCCCTCTCTTTTCCCGACAGACCGTCCTTTATGATACGAGTCCGATACGGTGAGGTGAAATCCAAACGAACCAACCGCTCAGACAGGTCTTTCGCGTAGAAGTCCAAATTATCCATGACTTTTTGAACATTTCTGCGCTTTTTCTTATGCTTTGCGGCATTTATGATAGCCAGTCTGCAATTTTCTTCTGAAACTATCTGTTCGTGTAGAAAGCCAATTCTTTTCATTGCTTTTGTTTCTTATAGGGGTTTCAAGAGACTTACTAACCCTATCCCTCCAAACTATTTTTTACCAATGGGTACGGCGAGACAGTATCTTGTATAGGTTTGTGCTGTATAACAAAAGTAGGCGCGACCCGATGTTCGAGTTCGAGTTGGACGAGTCATTGTTCAAATTAGCCGTAAAGAGACCACATTTCGAGCCATTGTTCCAATTACCGCCGTGTTGGAAGACGCGCTTTTACTGTTCGCCTTATAAAGTTCTATCTGTTTTGTATCGACCCACTTATGCGGGGGAGAAAATCCCCCGCACCCCCTTAGGAGGGGATATAAAGCAGGCGCGACCCGAGGTTCGAGATCGAGCTGGACGAGCCAAAGTTCAAACGAGCCGTAAAGAGACCACATCCCGAGCCAAAGTTCCAAGAACCGCCGTGTAGGAAGACGCGCCAACCCGTAGAAGACCAACAAGCGTCACACTCATAGGTCGTTTCGCTTCCGCTACCTGCGACAGACGGGAGCATGACATGAGGATTACTGCCAGTATCAAGACCCTCTTGCGTGATATAACTGGAAGACCAGTTGGTTGTACCCTTAAAGGAAAGGGCGGTGTAGTTCGTGGTGGTATCGTCTGCGTACTTGGACGGGTCATTACACACATAGTAAGTGCCGCCGTTCCAGTTGACACCATCAACCCATTCCCAAACATTACCCCACAGACCCTCGATACCACGCCAAACAACATCAACCTTACCGTCTGTTCCGGCAGGTCTACCCGTGAGACCACTGACATTGTTACAAGTGCCTGTACTGAGAGCAGAACTGTTACCATCACAGTAGCCACGCCCAATGACAGACTGCACATTGTTGTTGGCAAATTCTACGAGAATCAACATCTGAATCGCGGAGAGCGCGGCAATGTCGATAATGCCCCAACCCGTACCCTTTGCTTTTGCGTTGGAACGCATGGTCGCTCTCGTCTGATTTACCAATGGGCTTACGCCGGACGCGGACTTGTTACCGCTCGTGGTCTTATAAGCACCCACATAAAGATAATCCTTTGCCACACCGCCGTGATTGAACGCGGGGTGAAGCGTGAACCCGCTTGTGGCTTTATCCGCAATCTTGAGATATTCCACATTTCCGCTACGGTAACGGCGATACCAAAACTTAGGGATTTTCACCATCACATCTCCCGTGGATAGGGTTTCACGGACAATTCCGCTCCAAGGGTAACAGTTGTTGAAGTCACTTGAGCCTGCCGTTGTGCCTACAGTGGCTTTGGCAGTTTTACCGACAGCAGAATCCGTTCTCGCCCAAGCGGGAGAGGTAGCCGTAATATCCCGGCTGATACCGTAGATTTTTACGAACGACAGTTCCACACTGCGAGACTGCCCGGAGGAAGTGATAGATACTGACTTAGAGTCTGTATCAGAGCCGGAAACCGCCTTTACCGTCCATGTGCCGACATTATGCACTTGGAAAGTGTGACTGCCGGAGGTATTAGGGGCGGTGTACTTTGTGCTTCCGCACTCACAGGTACAGGTCGCTCCTGCGGGGTAAGTAACGGCAATCGTAGCCGTGAAGTAGTAGTAGGTTGCGGTATAGTTCGAGGTCGTACCTGCCACAGAAACTTTCGGCGTAGTGTTATCCGGCTTGCTGTACCCGTCCTCCGCGCCGTACTCGATATGATAGGTATGACCGATAGGCACGACAAAGGAAGCTGTTTTCTTCGTTTTAGTGAGCGTTGCCGACTGCGTAGACGCGGACTCCGTTTCATCGACACAGGTGACTACCACACTGGAAAATGCGGAATCATCGTCAATAGAAATGGTGACATTGGCGATTTCACCTGCGGCGGGGGTAGCGTCCGCTCTGTTTGCCGCATTGCTCGACAGGTTGTAAACGCCCTGTACGGAATACGGGAAAGCGGAGAAATAATACTTTTTACCCTTTGTGAGTCCGCTTACCGTAAAGGGTGTGTTGACATACGCGCCGAGATTGGTGTTGTTTACCACGAGCGTTCCCTCAGAGGGCTTTGTCGGATAACCAGTATCGCTCATGCGAATCATCACACCGCCCACAGAACAAATCAGATTGTTGTTCGCGTCATAGCTGTCGGCGGGTTCTTGGAACTTCAAACCGATACTGGTCGCGGAAAGCGAGTATGCGATAAAGCTCCTCATGTTGTTCGGGGCTTGCCCGATTTTCTGCAACAGACTGTCAACAGTCCATTTTGCTTCTGCCCAAGACATTTACACTACCTCCTCTGTGATGTTTAGACCGTCTGCGCTGAATGTGATGGTCTTAGTGTTTACAAGGGAATAACTTCCGTTTGACTCTTTCTTGTAGAGTTTTTGCGTGATAACCGTATCAGAAGTGAACACGGTTTCGATTTTCTTGTTTCCTGCCGAGTCGATTTCTGTGATGGTCTTTCCATCGGCAGAGAAAGTAGTTGCGCGGGGGTCAAAACCGTCCGTTTTGGTGTCGAGAGCAGTAATCTGATTTTGCAGATTCCCGGCAACATCTTCTCCGAGCTGACTCTTGACAAACTCGAACCAAGTCGTGAATAGTGCCTGTTGCTGACTCTCAAAGGTGTCCATTTCTGTGCGATAATCGGTTTTAAGGGAGTTAATTACATTGTCCCCCTCCGCTTCCAAAGCAGTAATATACGCGGTAAAACCGTCCTGCTTGGAGTCCGCTTCGTTCTCAAAAAGCCCTTTTTGTGTGGTGAAATAGTTCTGAAACGCTTCGTACAGGTCAGAACCGTTTTCTACCATCGACATAAGGGTATTGAGAGCTTCGTTCATACGGTTCGCGTCTCTCGCACCGAAAAAGGACTTTTCTTTGTTGCTGTAGGCGGTCACATCTTGGAACGATACCGTACCGTCCTCATTGGTGATGGTGTTGTACCGTTTTAGACCGCTCCACACAGCGTCCGTATAATTTACGGGTAACAGTTCCCAAGACATTTACAGGTCTCCTCCTCTCATTCCAAAATTCCAAGTGAACATTCTTCTCCCCTCAGACTCATTGGTGAGTCTGTCGTAGAGGTCAAGTATGGCGCGTTCCAACCGATTCAGCTCTGCGAAATCCATTGTGTTACCGTTTGCCACATAGGTCGGAGGATTGCCATACGACCTCTTGAGAGTTTTATTGTTGATGGTTTTCAGATTTTCCTCAAGCTGATTGATTTCATCAGCATAGAAGTAATCTGAATAGGTACGGTCAGCACCGAGGGAGACGATAGAGAACTCATCGTACATCTTGAGAGCCAACTCACGCAGATAGGTGAGGTTGTTCTTGATACGGTTGAAATCGACCGCGTTGAACCTGTCTCCCGTATACACCCCATCGGAGGGGTTGGTGACACCGTACCAGTCTGTTTTAGGCGTTGTCCATGCCATAACTAACCTCCTGTTCTACGAGCCGTGACTTTACCCGCAAAGCTCTGATTGAAAATGATTGTGTGGCGGTAGATGTTTACTTTCATATCGGACTGGAACTCGTTTTCTTGGTAAACAATATCGTTCACATCAATTTCGGGATTACCGCGAGTGTCGTACTCATACTCAATGCCGGACTGATAATAGTCACCGAGCCAGTCCGCGAGGTCTTGCGCCATTCCCATATCGGAAATGAGAGGATTTTCCCACTTGATTGTTTTTCCTCGATTATTGAGCGTTTTTGTTGCATAACGCTCCACGATTTTGTAGCGGTAGCCGGAAATCTCCAAGCGGTAAGTACCTGTCACTGTAAATTTAACCGTGATATAGTAGTTACCCGACTCCAAGATGGAAACGCCGCCCGACTGGTTTTCCAATGCGGCAGAAAAGCCGTAGGAGGGTTCTCCCACGAAAAAGGTCTCTACATCACCTGCCGCAACTGTAACTTCTTCGCTCACAAGGTTCTCTTGCTGATTGCCCGTCTGATAGCTGTAGCAAGGGACGATTATCTCCTTGACAAGCTCCTGCTTGATAGCTTTCGGGGAGGAGGTCATATCTGTACGGGTCATAGTGAAATCCGTAATATCACCAAAGCTGAAATTATTCAGCACGATACGGCTATAGGGTTCGGCGGTCTTTGTGAACTCGATTTTCATAACATCGAAATCGTCAAAGTCCGTGTGAATGACCGTGTTCTTGCTGATTTCGTCAGCCCCGACTTCGTACTCCGTTACAAGCGTCCCGTCATTGTAGGTTCGGATTGTAAAAGCTGCCGGAATCGAGTGTCCGAATACCAGTTTTACACCGTAGTACATACAAGCAACTTCCTGTATAAGCGTGACAACGGGGTTGGTGGTGAATGTTCCGTCCGCTTTAGACTGCACCGCTGACACAAAACCTGTATTCAGCGTAGCGTTTCCAAAATTGCGAGGTAGAAAGAACATCTTACCGTCTGCCGTGGTATAGTTTTGAGCAAAGGTGGCGTACTCGTCTTTTGCAGTACCGTCCATAATCTTTTCGACATTGGAATAGGTTGCTTCCGCATTTGCACTTGCCGCCGCTTCGGGAATGAAGTTCGACTTAATCTGAATACCGCCCATACGAGTCTGCGACAGCACACAGCGACAAGCGTTTGCAATAATCTGTAACGCTTCCTTATGCTGAACGCGAGGAATGGGGTTTTTGCTTTTCAGATTTTTCAACTGCGGGTCGATATAGTAATCAGTCAGTCCCGCGTCAGCCAGTACCTCAAGAGCCAAATCGTAGTAGCTCTTACCCGCACTGCGATACAGCCCCCTGTAGAACTCCGCGTCCATACTGCGGAACACATCTTGACAGCGGATAGTGGCGGTGTAATCGTCCGACTCCCACTCCGAACACAACAGGCGGTTTCCGCGAATCCATTCTACCTCTCCCGTAGGGAGCTGATAGCCGTAGTAGATTTCCATTTCCTGTCCTGTCTCAAGGAAGTTGATAGCGGATTTCGGGTTATCTACATTAAAGTAGTGGTCGTAGTTCTTGAGCTGTACCGAGAAATCAATCTGCGGCACATCTGCCCCGATGGGCGAGACATAGCTCTCAAGGGAAGAAGCCATTACGGAGTCATTGTAGTACACGAGACCGTAGCCGAATCGGATAGAGTAGATACGCACCCGGCTATGGGGGTTCTTCATACTGTAAACGACCAGTTTCACCGAGGTCGTATTTGTCAACACTTCTTCGGTGCTGAACAGCCCCTCCGTATTATTGCGAAACTCGACAACCTGTCCGCTACTGCTCACCAAATCGAAATTCACAGGGTAATTCTCACCGAAATTGATGGTAATACCCTTGAAATCCGTAGCGGGAACATTGAGATTGATTGTAAGCTCGAACTGCGCTTGTGTGAGGAGTTTGTCGCTGATGATACCTGTGTCAAGGTAAGCATTGGAAGCGTTCTGTCGAGGAAGAAAGAACATTGTTCCGTCAACTTTGGTGAAATTCTCCTCAAGGGTAGCGTAGATGGTATCATCGGTCTTTTCGGACAGGATATTTGCAGAGTTGGAGTAGTAGGTGAAATCACCCTGTTCGACCTTTGCTTTCGCCTGTGCTTCTTGATTGAGCAGACCGAACGAAATCATAATATACGCTCTCTCGCGGAGAGAGGATTTCATGCTCTCTTTATACGCTTTTGAAACCTTTTGCACAAAATCCCCTCCTTACTCTCCGCAATCAATCAGATTCACCTTGCAATTTCTATAGTGTGTCGGTTTCCCGTTCTCATCTACCCAATAGGGTTCTGCGGTTCTATCGCCGCAGTACATTTTGATGGTTTTGAGGGAGTTCGACACGGGGTCGGTGAAAGTCACATATACGAAAAAATGACTTAACACACTCAATATTTGCGCCCATTGGTCGGCGGTGAGCCAAGACCATTCAAGACTATCAATCTTGTACTGGTCTCGACCCACGCGCTGACCGACCACTGAGCCGTTAGCGTTTCTACCCGCGTCCACTACGGTAGTCACCGTGGGGCGTACTCCTCGCTTCGGAGGAGGTAGCTCATAACCGTTGATTGCCAAATAAGCCATTCTCACCCCTCCTTATCGTGCGAATACATAGCCGTTGGCTTTTTTCTGAGTAGTAACCGCGTCATTGACAACACGGTTGCCAATCTGAACAACGGTCTGTTCCTGCTTGTCGGCTTGCCTACGCATATCGTCTGCCATCTGAGACAGCGTTGGTTCGATATACTCTCTGTAGAACTCCTCCATGCCCTCCTTGAAGCCCGTTGCAGTAACCGTGCTATGTGCCGCCACATCAGCAGAAACAGACTGTGCGAACGAATCACTGCTGTAATATTTCAGAGCGGAGGTGTCCACGGCAAAGCTCATGGTCGGACTTACGCTTGCAAACGAGTTCGCCCAATCCGTCACAACGCCCTTTGTCGTACCGCCAAGGTTGGAGATACCGAGGTTGTAGCCGAGAACAGTGTCCTCACCGATACGCATAAACCGCTTGGACGGGGAGTTGGAGTCCAACGCCGCTTTGTATGCCGCCGCCGCGTCATTCGCCCAACGCCGCATATACGGTCGAGTCGTATCGTAGAAATCGTTGATACCGTTGTTGAAACCGCTGATAACATCTTTCGCAATGTCATAGAACACCTTGTAAGAGACAATTCCCGTAAAAGCGTTCTTCACGGTATTCGCAAACGATACCATACCGCTCTTAGCCGTAGCGTAGTTATTGGTGATACCGTTGTTGAAACCGCTCACAATATCCTTGGCGTAGTTGCCGAATGTCGTTCGATTGATTGCACCAAAGGACGCGGAGGTAAACCAGTTCTTGAGGTTGGAAGCCCAAGAAATGAAGCTCGACTTACAAGTTGCGGAGTTGGTGTTCAGCGAGTTCTTGAATCCGTCCACCAATGTTTTCGCCGCATTGGAGAAGTCAGAGGACTTGGACTTAATACCGTCCACAAAGCCCGTCACGAGCTTCTGACCGACCTCTTTCATGTTCACAAACATACCCGTGGACAACTCAACATTACTGTTGCAGAGCGTTTCCATTTCGGTAAGGAAGCCCTTATACTGCTTGAGCAGGTTGATTGCCGTTTTCAGTTCGGGTACAGCCAAGTTCAGCTTTTCGTTGAGGGTAGTGGTTTGGTTGTAAATGTTCTCTACATCGTCTGCCAGTTTCTCAACAGGGTCTTGCGTAAACCAACCGATGATGGTATCAATGGTCGCGCTCAGTCCGGCAATAGCCGACACCTCCGTGTACCGAACGACCTCACCTGCGAAATCCGTCATAAAGTCTACGAACTCGCTCATGTTGGTGGAAAGGGTCGGGAGCTTACCATTGAGTCTGTCGAGCGCGGGAGCGAGGTTGTCACCAAGCTCATTGGCTACCGCTATCAGACTCTCCGTAAATATGATGAACGCCGCCGCCAGTTCGACAAGCAGAGCCGTACCGAGACCGATAGCCAGCGGGAGCAGACCTGCGCTTGCAACCGTAGCCGCGCCAAGAGCGGCAGTCACTACGCCGATACCGACAAGCAGAGCCGTACCGAGACCGATAGCCGTTGCAATGGTTTCCCCGTTATCGAGAACAGGTTGCCATGCTTGCCCGATTTCGTCCAAGCCCTTACCGATAGCCCAAATCTCCACGAGGAACAACCCCGTTGCGATACCCAACTCTGCGAGAATTGCAGTACCGAGAGCAATGTTCACGATGAGCGGTGTACCGACAGAACCAAGCAAAGCAGTCACAATACCAACAACCGCTAAGATACCGATACCAATACCCATAGCCGCTAAGACCGTGCCGCCGTTGTTGATAACAGGTTGCCACGACTCACCGACCTGCGCTAAACCCTCACCGAGTAGAATGATTGCACCCGTGATGAGAAGTGCCGCCGCCGCGACTTCCGCGACAATTACGATACCCAAGCCGAGGTTCTTTGCGAGAGAAGTGAGGTTCGGGGACAGCTTCGTGCTGACCGTAGTATCGAGGGTTTCTGTTGCCGTTGCAACGGTCGTGACCGCTTCGGAAGCCTTACCGATGGTAGCGACCTCCTTGAGCTTGGAGAACACATCTAACGCCATAGCGAGACCGCCGAGGACTTCCAGTGCGCCGATAATCAGCGTCACCTTATCTACGCCGCTCCAATCGCCTTGCTTGATAGCGTCCCAATTCGCGCCAATCTCTGTAATGATGGAGGTGAATCCTTGAATAGTCAGTCCCCATGCCGCCACCTTGAGGTTGCCCGTGAACACACCGATACCGATTGCAATGTTGGTGAGACCTCTAATAGCGGTATTGGCGTTTTCCCAATTTACACCGCTTTCGGAAATGTCCCTGATTGCAACAGCAATCTCACCAATACCCTGTACGACTTTGAGCGCACCGCCAATCTTGAGATTGCCGAGGATAATCAAGCAGTCACCGATTGCACCCGTGAACTCACTAATCATACCGACAACATTTTGGAATGTTGCGCCGTTCTCAAGGAAGTCTTGGAAATACCCGATGAACTCATTGAGGTCGGACAACAGCCCAAGTGCGCCGAGTCCCGCCCAACCTGCACCGAACCCCTTGAACGAGGTGATATACTTCACGAAATCGGCAACGCCCTTTGCAATTTTCCATGCCGCGAGACCCGCACCGATAGCTCCCACCGTCAACAGGATTTTTCCAAGACGGGTATCGAACAGGTCAGCCCACGAGTCGATTTCCTTGTTCAGACCGAGCCATTCTTTCATTTTCTGAACAATCTCATCGACTTTTGAACTAATTGCGCCATCGAGGAAATCATAGGTCGGCAGGTCAAAGCCAAGACCTCCACCTCCGATGTCACCGATACCACCTGCGCCGCTCCCGCTTGTATCTTCGGGAGGGGAGATAATGTTCAGTTCGTCAATGCCGAGCAGAGCGTTTTTCAGCTCTTTCGCCTTTTTGGTAGCGTCACCAAGACCGTCTCCGATGTCCTGTGTACTGTCAGCGACTCCACCGACAGTTGCGCCGATACCGCTGTAATCAATTTCCGGCAGTGCAAATCCGAACAGGCTTGCAATGGCGTTTGCAATAAGCCGAATGACCTTTGCTACGGCAATCGCATACGGCAGGATAGCGTTCAGAGCAGGAATAAAGATATTACCGATTGCACGGGCGCACTGAGTAACCTGTGCTTGCAGGACGCGGAGTTGGTTCGCGGGAGCGTTCAGCGTTCTCGCCATATCGCCCTGCGCGGTTGTTACCTGCGTCATAATCGCGTAGTAACGCAACTCCGCTTTCTCAGCCTGTGTCATAGCCGAGACTTTCTTTTCAATACCGAGGGTGTATGCTTCCTGCTGTAGACGAGCCACAGACAGGTCATAACCGAGTCTACGGAGCGGTTCAAGCTCACCTGCGATACCCGACTGTAACTTTTGGAACGCTTCCTCGAACGGAATGTTAAAGAACGAGGAAATGTCATATCCAAGCTGAGTTAAGTTTCGACTCATCGTGTACGCTCTATCGCTTGCCACACCGAAACCCTTGGTAATCGTCATAAATACACCTTGGTTTCGCAACCATTCGGCGGGGTCGATACCAACGATTTCACTGACACGCTCTGCGTACTCCTGCGCCGCGCTTGCGTACTCTCCCATAGACGCGGTAAACAGGTTCAAATCTTCAACATACTGGTTGGACTTATTGATAAATCCTGCCAATACGGAAGCCGCTTTTTTTACTGCTACGATAGCAATACCGATTTTTGCGGCGAGGTTCACATAGCTTGTGGACGCTCTGTCGTTCGACTTCGACAGATTGTTTGTACTGGTAATCAGCTTTTGGATTCTCGCCGGAAACGCCGCAAACCCGCTCGAAATGGCTTGCATTTGCGTAGCGAGAGGAGCGAAAGCGTCTGCCAACTGTTGAACCTGTGACGCAAGTTCCCCGATGTTTACCGTCTTTAGAGACTGCATGAGAGCGGGGATTTTGCCAAGCTGAGTCACAAACGAGGTAAGGTTGTTCTTACCCATCTGAGAAAGCGGGGAAAGAGCAGATACCAGTTCAGAAATCTGCGTTCCCAACCCGCCGATGTCCACACCGTTAAGACCCTGTACCGCTTGCGGCAATCGCTGTAGCTGAGAGATAAAGCTGTTGAGGTTCGACTTGCCGATTGTGGAAAGCGGGGTAAGCGCGTCCGCAAGCCGTCCGAGCGAGGAAAAATCAGTCCCATTCAGAGACCGTACCGCTGTCCCAAGGTTGGAAATCTGATTAGCTACAGAAGACGAGAGCTTGAGGTTTCCGCAAGAGGAAAGTGCCTGTAAGCCCTGTGCCATCTTATTCAGATTATCCGCGTTGGTGGAGCTGATACTATTCAGTGCGGTATTCAGCGTAGTAAGCTGTCTTGCCACAGCGGTAAGACCAACTCCACCTTTGGTAGCGGATTTTACTTTACCCAAAGAAGAAGCAAGCGCGTCTAATTGTGCCACTGCCGAGGTAGCACTCGATTGTACCTCAAGTTCTAACTGTTCGATTGTAGTAGACACGGTTCTCACTTCCCTTCAAATTTCTTGTTATGCTTCGCCATAAAGCCCTCGATAAGTGCTTTGCCCTTATCATAGGTTTTCTTGTCCTTTTCTTCCTGCTGATACTCAGCCTGTTTTTCCGTAATAGCAAATGGTTCTGCCAAGTATGGTGCAGGTTTCGTACCCTTTTTGGCAAAAGCATGGAGCAGAGGTGACACACGGGACAGAGCTTCGTAGAAATACGCACCCTGTAACCACATTTCTTGGTTTTTTCTGCTCGTTCGGAGTTCTTCCGCTTTCCGATAAAAAATCACCAGTCGGCAATCTTTGTCCCAATACTGTTCTTCGGTCATGCCGAGAGACAGGTAATACGGAAAAAGCTCCTCAAATTTCTCTCCGTAAGAGTGGAGGGGAGCAGTGGCAGTAACACCACCACTCCCCTCAGTGGAGGACAGCGGGTCACTCACCAAGTCGCTGTCCAGTTCAAGTTTCCCTTGCTTTCTTCGGGTTCTTCAACGAGGGTCATAATCGGTTCGTTATACATTTCTGCCAACTTACCGATAAGCTCCTCTTTCTTGGTGAGCTTAGAATAGATTGTGTCGATGGTGTCCTGCTTCACAAAACGATGGTGAGCAAGGAACGCACCTGCGAATAGTGCCGGGAGGGTACTCATGGGCTTTTCGGTGATTTCGGACGCGATAAAGCCCTTTTTCTCCATTTCCGCAACGGTTCTGCGGGTGTATTCGAGGGTGTATTCCTTATCCTCGAAAGTGAAAGTCAACTGTTTACTCATTGTTCTGTCCTCCTAAATTTTCTTTTACTCTGCCACAGTGATAGGGGTAGACGGTGCGATAGTGACGGTCATATCAACGACCTCATTCACGCCGCCGCCAACGGGGAACGCGGAAAGCTGACCCTTGAACTCGAACTTACCGTCAGAGCCAGTGGGAGTCAGTACGCCGCCGCTCTCAGTGCCACCGAACCACACTGCGTAGGACTCCTCCTTACCCTCAAGAGCCTTGAGCTTGGTAAAGTCCTCCTTGGTGTAGTTCGCAGTGAACTCAAGCGCGTCAAGAGACTGAATACCGGGAATATAGGTCTGCATTTTGTCAGACAGGGTAGTGGTCTCCAACATTTCCGGCGCACCGCCGAGGTCGGGGAAATCCTTGATGTCGATAACCTTTTCATAGGCATCGCCCGTGCTTGCTTTCTTCATAAGAAAAATCTTATAGGTGGAAATAGCCATGATTTTTACCTCCTGTAAATTGTTTTATTTTTGGATATTACTGCCCGGTAGCGTCCGAGCATACGATAAATGGTCGCTTCGTCTTGGTTTGGTACAGGTTTGAGCATTGTCCGTGTGAAGTTCAGTTCCAAGAGCTGTTCGTCAATGAACACCGCCAGTTCCTTACACTCCGCTTTCTTACCCGATGTCTTATTAGAGTAGACATTCACCTCGTAGGTCACAGCCACATGATTTTCGTGTCCCTCCGTGGTCTGAGAGTTGCGGAATGTGGCATTGTCTATCTCAACGATGGAGATAAAAGGAAACGAGGAGGGTGACTTGACATATTCGCTCATAATGAGCAGGTCGGGACATTTCTTCTCGAACGCCGCATAAACCTTTTCCGATACTTCGTCAAAAATATCGTCTTCCATGTCAATCATTGAAACACCTCCCTCGCTATTTCTGCGATTTCATCACAAACGGTTCTTACGGCGTTATACATTGGCATGGTAGCGGGTGCGCCGTGAGTCAAGCGTAGTTTACCGTCCTCATAGAACCCCCACACATCTTTCTTACCCATGCCCTTACCGTAGCCGCCGATGGTGAACCCCAACTCTGACCCTTTCGGGTGAGGAGAAGTACCTGCCGAGCCGTTGTAATGAACACCTGCGCCGAACTCGACCCAAACCGCGTCTTCACCCCGCGCAATGACAAGTGTGATATTGCCCCGTTGGTCGATACTCACATCGACCTGTGCAGTGCGTTGACCGCCTTTCAGCAAATCGTCCACGACAGCCCCCGCAAATCCGTCTCTTGACAGTTCCGCAAGCCGCTCCGCAACTTTCTCACGCAAGAGGTCGGTTTTGCGGATAATATCCTGCTTATACTGTTTCAGTTCTCGCATTGCCTTGTCGATGTCACGCACAGACAGCCCAAATCGAATAATCTTTTTACCCACTGACCGTCACCTTGCTTATGGCGATTGATACGCTGTTCAAACTCTTTGCGACCTTTTTCACTACATAATCGTGAGGGGTGATTACCTCACCTGCGTCATTGACCTTGAGTGAACCGTCCGCATTGAGTATCGGTAAGGTATCGACCCACAAGACGGAATACTCGTCAATGGGCGGCGTAATGAAATCCATTACAATTATCTTGTCATAGGACTCATTCTCACCGAACTGCCGCGTCTGCGTCTCGCCCTTTGCGGCTGAAATGTTGGCGTGTTCCTCGATGGGATTACCGTGAATGACTTTGTACTGACCTGTTTTCCTGCCTTGTTCGTTAAGGATAGGTTCTCTGCCCTCATAGAGAGCGTAGTAAAACTCTCCCTTATTTCGGTTCATGCACCTCATCGAATCACCCCGCAATGTGGAGTGACCGCCTTGAGCATGGACGCGGGAATATCCGCGTTCTCATACTGTCGCGTAATGCCGTTTTCGGTGTGAGAGGTCTGCCCCTCTGCGCCCCGCTTGTTGAGCATATAGGCGGCAATTTCGATTTGCAGGTACTCGTACTTGGTGGGAACTTCGGTCACAGTATCGTCATACGGGTATGCCTTTGCGAGAATCTTACTGCCGGACAATTTAAGGTAGGTGGACAACACTTCGTCCGTGTCAGAATCACCGACCATAGCTTTCAGAGCCGCCAGTTTTTCAGTATCAGTCATGTTGTCCACCTCCCAACTTACGCCGCAGTGATTTCGTACCAACCCTTGGTCTTCGGGCTATCACCCTCTGCGGGAACAACCGCTACATAGCCAAGACCGCTCTTAGCATAGTAGGTCTTACCCGCCGTAACCGTGGTATCGGTGCTTACCGCCGCAGTACCTTTAACAATCTTGACCGCGTAACGCTCGTCCGTCAGCGCGGGGAGATAATACTTGCGGCTGAAAATAGTGTTCTTACGAGTGTTCGCGTCACTGGAATCGCGAGGAGGAGTCTCGACCTCAACACCCTTTTTGTTGAACAGAGTGACCGCCTGTTTGGTAGCGGTACAGATAGTGCCGGAAACCGCGTCTTTCTTGGTGTAGATGTTGACACCCGCCACCGTACCGACATAACCGCTACGGGCAAAGGACTCAACATACTGCAAGCTCAGACCAAGAGCCTTACGCAAAGCCGCCACATCAGCCGGAGAGACGAACGCAAAGAAGTTCACGCCCTCGATGTTCTCAAGGTTATACATAGCCTGTGCGTCCGCGAAAGCGTCAAAGTTGAGTGCGGAAACAACAATGACCTGCGTTGCCTTGTTGAACTCTGCGAAAATGTCAGCATTGACGGTGTTGAACATATCCGTACCCATGTGACGCACACCAACGGGAACGAGCATGGGGTCGGTCATTTCCTGCTCATCGTAATACTCGAAACGGTTCTGAGCCATCAGAATCTTATACTCGAACGGAGCATAAGTGACCTCAATGCTTTCGGTGTTACCTGCGCCCATAGCCAACTTCTGAGTGGCGTTGCTTGCGCTGTAACGGTTGATTTTTCGCGTCATACCCGCAGTACCCACGAGGGAGTTATCCACGGTGCAGAACTGCTGTAGGTCGAGGTGAGAATTGAACTGGTCTTCAATCTCGTTCGACAGATAGAAATTATCGTAAATCTTATGAGCCATTACTCATTACCTCCTGTATAAAGTTCCTTATATTCTTCCGGGTGTTCCTGCGAGAACTTGAGCCTGTCGGCAGGATTCATTTCCCGGAGTTTCTTGAGTGTCATGGTCTTGCCGTCCCCATCGGGAGTAGGCTTCGGAGTATCTTTCAGAGCTTCCGCACGAATCCTCTTTTCAAAGGACGCGAGGTGCTTCTTCTGATTGGCAAAGACCTTTTCCAAATTGCCGTCTGCCATAGCTTCCGCTGTCTCATCAGCCAAACTTTCCTCATAGCCCAACGCGACCAATTTCGCCTTGTTCTTGGAGACCGCGCTCTCACGCAGGAGCTTGTTGTACTTTTCCTCAAGCTCATCACGCTCCTCCTTTTCTTTCAGCTTGGCGGCTTCGTCCTCAGAGAGCTTGTCCCTCAGTTCCTTTTTCTTCTCAGCCAGTTCGGAAGCGGTCTTATCAAACAGCTTCTTATCCACATAGCCGGAATAATCGGGGTCGGGAATGTCAAATGCTTCTAAAGCCTTGAGCTTATCCTCTGCGGACATTTCGGCGTAACCCTCAATTTTACTTACATCAATCTTTGCCATAAAATATTCCTCCTTGCGTTTTTACGGGTTCTCTCCCGTTATGGTGCGATTTAAGGTTTCTCTACCTATTTGCGATTAAAGTCTTCTCTGACTATCTCAAACGGTCAATGCCGCCTAAAATCATTTATCGTCCTCATCGGGGTTCGGATTTTCCACAGGTTTCTGCTCAATCACTTTCGCCTGTTCCTGCTCGTAATACTTCACGCTCATTGCGTAAGCGCGTTCCGGGTCGATAAACAAGCCGGAATGTTGGAAAGCGAGGAGCGGGTGAATCTTCGGGTTATCGAGCATGGTGGTAAGTACCTGTGACTTACTCTGAATGTTCTCGTAATTGCGGCGGGTGAACTGCAATTCGATGTCCTTGAGGGCAATATCAAAATCACTCAGCTCACGGCAGATACGCAACACGAGCTTGAGCATTTTCTTCTCAGCCTTTTTGAACATATTTTCGCTGTCTTTCGCCCTCGCTTCTGCGAGAGACCAACCGTCTCGCAGAAGTACCGCCGCGCCAGTGTCGCTCGTGGAGCTACCGCCGTTGCGGTTCGGCATACCGCAGATTGTGAGAATGGAATTGTAGCAATCCTCTTTCAAGGTCTGCGTCTGTGTCTGATTGAGGTCGGTCGTGACAACCCCCACATCGGCGTTTGCGCCGTCTACGGACTTCACTTTGATTGCGCCGAGGGTAAGGAACTCCTCGTATTCCTCTTTGGTGATGTCACAGTTGATGAACTTGATAAACGCCTGTACCACCTGCTCAACACCGTCCATGCGGTTGGAGGTGATGTTGTTCATCGTATCGAGGAGGGGGAGAACAATCTCGAACGAGCCAAGCCGAGCATTATTCGCCGGGTACTCGAAAATGGGAATCATGTTCAGCGCGTGGGGGGTGGACTCTTTCAGAATACCGTCCTCCACGAGATAGTAGCGGTTCTCCGTATAAATGGAGTAGCGGGTAATCTCGTTATCGTCCTTGCTGTATTTCACCGCCATAAGCGGCTTATTGCCGATTTCGTTGGAGTACACCACAAAGGTATCTCGCGGGTCGAGCGTATACAGCTCGAACGGGGACTCATCTTCCTCGCCCCGTGCGTCCGGCAGAACCAATCGGAACGCCGTTCCGCAAATCATCTGCCATTCCACAATCTCTTGGTCTTGGGACGCTTTATCCTCCGCGAACATCAGCTCATTCAAGCGGGTAATCGCCGCCGTAACGGACTCCTCGCCGCTCTTACCGACATACTGAATCGGTTCGCCGCACAAATAACCGACCTTAAAGGACACGATTTCATTTGCGCGGTTCTCCACAATTCGGTTGCAGATTTCCGGGCGAACCTCCTTGGTGCGGTTCAGAATCGGTTGTTTTCCCTTGTAATACTCCCAAAGATAATCAATCTCCGAGCGGTTCAGAGCGTGAATGGACAATGCTTTAAGTAACACTTCCACGACATTTTCATCGGTGATTTCCGTAACGCTACTCTTAATAACTCTGCGCCCAAACATCTGTCGAGTTTCCGCAACAGGCTTGGAAGTGTCGATTACATTTCCCACATTTGTCCCTCCTCTCTGAAAAAGTAAAATGGCGCACGACCGCCGAGAACTTTCGTTCCCGCGCAATCATGCGCCACTCAAAACAATCTATTTCTACACTTACAATTATAGCATATCAATTCGTAAAAGTCAATGTTCATGTTCTTCTTTTGCGAATTAAATGTGGAAAACCATGTGGAAAATGTGAATTACCAAGGTCGTTTGAACACCTCGACTTTTTGACCGCTCAACGACTGTGCATATTCGGCAAGCATAGCCATTCCATCGGGTACATCATCGTGCTTATTCTTACCTGCGACAGTATAGGAGCAAAGCATATCCATCATTTTTCCGTAGTCAGACTTCCGCTGATAGAGAGAAGCGTCTTTGAACAAACAATGCTCCTTGACCCATGCACTGTTGACGATGATTTTCGTCTCCTTGTTCGCCGTGGTAAACTTGGTCGTGATATGGGTCACACCGTTTTTCTTCTTGACTTCCTCCTGTATCTTCTCTGCCACGCGCCGACCTGCGGAATTGGACTCAAAACGGCAGGACTTTACCTTATCCCGTACAAGGATTTCCGTCAGCCGAGCGTCCACAACATTCGGCAAGCCGTTATCACACACGCAATCGTCAATATAGTAGTCCTGCCCGTACACATACGCCACAGGGAGAAATGCGTAGTCCGCGCCCTTGTCTTTGGTGTCACAAATACCGATAATCGCGTCCGGGTCTTCTTTGGGAAGCTCGAAATAGCGGCGTAGCTCGTCCTGCGAGTAGACCAATCCCTCACGCTCAATGGGTTCGTTCATATACAACGCCCTCCACGAAACATCGTCCATAATATTGCGCTGTTCCCGGTAGAAGTGGGTGGAGAACCCGACCCCATAAGCATAATCGAAATTGGACTCATCGTTTTCGTCCATAGCAGGTACGACAATGAATTTCGCCTTGTCGCTATCTACATATTCTCGCTCCAATCGACCAATCACATCGTGTACCGACCATCGGGTAGCGATATGAAGCTCCTTGCAATGGTCTCCGATTTTACGCTGTCTCAAGTCCGTGGTATAGGTCTCCCACAGCTTGTCAAGCCGCTCTTTGGAGAGCGCGACCTCGATACCCGATACCAAATCGTCACAGTAGAGGAGAGTTGCGGCACGATATAGACCCGCGTTGCCCGTGCCGATGGAGGTAAACTCCAATGTTTCAAAACGCTGTCGCTTGTCAAGGTCGATACGACAATCTTTCGCGTTCGTGTTAGAGACCTGTATATCGGGGAATACATCGTGCCACAGGTAATCACCATTCGCGTCAAAGATACGCAAGCACTCATCGTACACCCCGCGCACGAACGAGTTGGAGTGAGAGCCTGTCAACATAGGTTCGTTGGGAATCTTCCCGCCGAGCCAAGTGAGATAGAAGATAGCGAGAGTGGTCTTGCCGCTACCGGGCGGGAGAGAGACCGCAAGCAGGTCAAGTTTATCGTCTGCGAGTTCCTGTAGTGCGTCCACCACCTGTTTCAAGACCTTACGGCGCGGCGGGTAGAACTTCTTTTTTGGTTCTCTGTTCCACTCCACATAGAGCAGGTAGCTGTCAAAATCATACGGTGCGGCGGCGAGGAGAACCCGCTTGTGCAATCCGTATAGCTCCTTGACCTCCTGTTCCGAGGTGAGCGGGTCACTGATATTTCTCTCACATTCAGCCGAGAGGAGCTTGAGATACTTCACGCCGAGCAGAATATCCGTTTTCATTGCTTCCTTGCACATATAGAGCAGGTCTTCCCATGTCCGAAACAGGTAAGCGTCCTTTTTTATTTTTTCGAGAATTTTTGAAAGTAGCTGTTCCATTTTTACCTCCTGCAAAAAGAAAAGCGCATGACTGGTTGAGGATAAACCCTCAATCGCAATCATGCGCCAATTCTTGTAATCGTCAATTTTCATTTTGATAGAGATATTCAAGCCCGTTCTTTTGGTCTCGAATACCCTCAACAGTATCACCGCTTACATAGAACACCATGTAGTAATACTTATCTTGGGCGGTGGAGTAGACCCAACCCGTGTACCGCTGACCCTCCGCATAATCTTCAATCTGTTTCCAATCATTGAGTTTATTCAGAGAGGAGGGAACATCTGTCTGCGACAGGGCGTTTTCAATGCTCTCTGCCAGTTCCACCGAGATACTGTTTTCCTCTGCGAACTTCTCAGCGTCCGTCTTTTCCGCGACAGGTTCTTTCTGACCGCAACCGACCAACGCGAATACCATCACGACCATACACAATGCCAAAATCAGCTTTCTCACACACCGACCCTCCTTATCCCTTGCTGTTTACACTTACGAAAGAATGTGGACTCCGACAGCCCCGACTGCTCAATAGCGTCTTTCAGCGGGAGAGAACCCTCCTGCCAACTCCGAGCCGCGCCGAGAAACCTGTCCGTCACGGCAATCGGCTTACGCCCTTTGTATTTGCCCTCCGCTTTGGCAATCTCAATGCCCTCGCGCTGACGCTCAAGGATATTCTCTCGCTCCAACTCCGACAACGCCGCAAACACCGTCAGCATAAACCGACCTTGCGGGGTATTGGTGTCTACTTTCTCTTTGTCCGACACAAGCTGAACGCCACGAGCAGACAGGACACCCACCGTATTCAGCAGGTCTTTGGTGCTACGGGAGAGCCTTGAGAATGACTCCACATACAGGGTATCGCCATCACGGAGAAACGACAACATTTCATTGAATTGTGGTCTGTCCGTATTCTTCCCACTGATTTTGTCGAGAAAGACTTTCTCCACATCGAGGGATTTCATAAGCTCTACCTGTCTCGCCGGATTTTGTTCTGCGGTGCTGACTCGTACATAACCGACCCTCATGTACTCACCTCCGATTTACTTTTCCTTTGGGATATAGGTGATTTCGATGTCGTACCCAAGAGCTTCCATGATTTCAACGAAAGTCTTGTTCATAATCCCGTCTTTCTTCTTGACGATTCTGTTGACATACTGTCCCGTAGTCCCAATCTTTTCTGCAATGGTCTGTTGTGTCACACCCTGTTCAACACATTTGACCTTTACATCGAGTTCAATATTATTGCGTACCATAGTGCGTCCTCCTTTAGTTTGTGAGATAAGTGTAGCACAAGAGAAGATGAATGTCAATACAAAAGAGATAATTTATAGTCCTTTTTATTCTTTTTGAAATTTTCGGCTACTCGCCGTACTCCCTCCCGGCACGGCGGCGGGGCGCGTTCCCCCTCCGGGGGTACAGCGTCAAGCCGTCCCGCGTCCACTGTCAATAGCATTTCGCGCCCTTGACAGTGCCGCCATAATGCGAAAAACAACCCTATTGAACGCGCCCCGCGCCCCTGTCAATAAACTACACCCCAACGACAGCAACGCCGGACGGCTTGACGGACTCCCGAACGCGCCGCGCATGGGTACAGCTTGCAAGGTATACCGCCCACAACGCAACAGAACGCCCCGCAACGGGCATAATATAAGCGGTGTATATCCTCATACCCCTAACGCAATAAAGCCCCATACGGCGCATTATAGCGGCTATAATAGGGCATAGGAAAAGCCCCGCTATAATGGCGGGGCTTGCCTGTTATTTATTGATTTTTAGCAATTCAGCCAATACCACCAACGGAAAAAGCAAGATACAAATAAGCGTCATTTTCTCAACCTCCTATATTATGCGAATGTAAAGCGGCGGCTTTCCGTTGTCCGGGTATATTTCGCGGCTATTTCGGGCGCGTCCTTTTTTAGTGCTGTCGTATCAATCCGGGAGGAAACAACCGCTTTATAACTTGCTTTATGTTCCGTCCCCGTCAAGCTGTCAACGCCTGTTTCCCTCATGTACTGTTTTAGCGCGTCTTTCAATGCGTCAATGTTTGCGGCTATTTCCTCACCCATGCGGATATATTCCGCTAATTCTTTCATAGTGCTGTCAATGTTCATTTATTCCACCTCCACAATTTTCAAAACTTGATATTTTCCCAATACCGCATAAATAGCGGATTTGTTCGGCGCGTATAGCTCCATAATGCCATAATAGCGGGACTTTACCCAATACACCCGGCAAAACTCACGCAAGGAAAACGCCCACCCGCCAATTTTAGCAACGGGATTTTGTAATGTTTCTATTGTCGCGGATTGCCTATAATATTCTTTTATGGCGTTTTTATCGCCGCTTTCGTATGCCGCAATAGCGACAGCAATGCGGGATTTTAACGCGCTTTCAATCGGCGCGGGTTCCCAATTCACAAATTGCCAATATTTCATAATTAAACCCCCATTCTAATACATTCGTCAAGCGGGATTTTGTACCCGTCAACCCTAAAAAATGCGCTATCTTTCCCGTTTGCGGGGTAGTAGATTTTGCAACGGTGGAAACGCCGCGCGGCTTTCCCGCCATACCAACAACCCGAAACGCAATAAACAAAATCGTTTACACCGTATTCAATGCCCTTTATTTCAAGCCCATTCAAGCCGCTATAATATGCAACGCTTTCCCGGCTTTCGCAATACTCCCGTTTATTCATGGCGTGTTACCTCCTCAATAAATGCCCTTACAAGCTGTTCAAGCTGTTTCCGCTGTTCCTCCCATGCAAGCGAATACTCATAGCGGATTTTTTCCGCGCCTGTTTCGTACCGTTCCCGCAATTCATAGGACGGGCGAACATTCCCGAACGGCGCATAACCTGTTACAATGGCAACCCCGCCGCCCATATCGTAAATATCAGCCGCCCAACCCTCACGGCGTACCGTGTACGCAACCGGGCTTTCATAATTCAAAAGGTTTTGTAAACCGCAATAGGGAACACAAATAATTGTGTTGTAATTCGCCTTGATTGCCTTTTGTGTTGTCTTGAATTTCATTTTCTTTACCTCCTCAATAATTCGCGGCGCGTCTTGCGTACATTGCTTTTAGACTTTCGGCGGGGGTCATATCGGCGGCGCGGGGGCTTTCCTCCACCGGGAGCGCGTCCCACCACTTTTTACCGCCGCCCGAAATGCCGAACATTTCAATAAATGCGTTGATATGGCGCATTGTTGTTGCGCTGTACCCCTCCCACATTCGGACAAATTCGCCGCTTTTATCAATCTTACAAACGGTAGTATCATAGGATAGTAAAAGCATTTCCCCGTCCTTTTCAATAACTTTCGCTTTCCCGTAAAAGGATTTTACGCGGTCATAGCCGCCCGGCGTCAATTCGTAAATTCGCATTTTGTAAACCTCCTATAATCTGTTTTGTGTTGTTTGTTGTCCTGTTGTGATTATAGTATAATTCAGCTTTTCCGAATTGTCAACCCTTTTTTCAATATTTTTTATCTTTTTCGGATTATTTCAAATCTTACTTATTATATAGCGAAATTCGCCCCGCGCCGCCGTCCGGCAATGGGGCTTTTGCTTTATTGCGGTAAAGCGTTAATAGGAACAGGGCGAAATCCCCACAAATCCGTGAAAAATCCGCGCAAAAAGACCGCCCAACGGTGGCGGCAGGTGAGCCGCGCTCCCGCTTGGGCGGTCTGCGTGATAGTCGATAGTCGAAAGTCGTTTGAGAGTCGAGAGTCGTTAGTCGCTCTGAGAGTCGCTGTCAGAGTCGATAAGATAACGCTGTCGAATGTCCTCTGCGTCATAGTCGGAGTCGTTCTGCTGATTGGGAGTCAGCACATATTCGGTCTTGTCTTGATAGCCGTAGTTGTTCTTGCCGAGGAAGATACCCGAAACAGGGTTAATTTTGCCACTGTTCATGTAATCTTCCCATAAAATTTCGAGAGTTTTGTATGCTTTTTTTATAAGGTCGGTCACGGGTCGCGGCAACGCAGATTGATACCCCGTACTTCCAGTAGGTCTATCATGTGCAATAGCACTCAATGTCTGTCTGCTCATACCATTCAACGCCATAGCCAATCCCGACACGGTAGGCTTACTATCACACTCTGCCATAAAGTCGAAATACTCATTCAAACGAGCATTGACCTGCTCAACATCTTTCATATCAATGTCGGGCAGGTTCATAAGTTGTAAGTTCTTCCTCAAGAATTTCGCATTATCCCCCGAATTGACATTAAGCATATTTTCGGGACTGAGCCAGTTGTTTCCACCACGGGGCTTTTTCTTAATCACCTGCACATCTTTCTCCGTCTTTTTCTCTGCCATTCTTCAATGCACCTCCGTAAAGTCGTATAGTCGCACGAGAGTCCTCTTTCTGAGCCGGAGAGTCCTCTTTCTGAGCCGGAGAGTCCTCTTTTCTTCTTATTCTTCTTAGGAACAAGTAGTTAAAGTAGTTAAAAATCGGGTTTTGCGTGTAACTTCTTATAGTAGGGATTTTCCTATATAGAGGAAGTTACACGCAAAAGCTAAAAAACAACTACTTTTACTACTTCAACTTGACCGTTTTAATCCAAAACAGACTATTTTCCAATCCGAACAAGACAAGCCCGTAAAAAGGTCGTTATCCAATTAGGATTAGTTTTTCGGAGACCTGCTCATTTCCGTCTGCAAAACGAAAAGTCGAAAAGATTATTTTTCAATCTTATTCGGATTATTCTCCTAATGTCGTTTAGGATTATTTTTCAATCCTTTTCGGATAATCGAGCTTTTTCATTTTCGAGCAGGAACGCCACGAGCATTTGAGACTTCATTTTCCAACTCGCAAGCCACGACAGGAGCGTTCCGTCCAGTATGTGAGAGACGATTTCGTTCGGATTTATGTCCTCAAGCATACCCGCAAGCTCATTCAGAATTTTCGTTTCCATTTGCCACCATTCTTTCATAACCTGTGCAAAGATAGATATTGTGTACCGCCTTGCTCTCATTGAGACATTCAAAACAAGTAATACAGTACCCATGATTGCAATCATCATAAGACGCATTACACGCACAGTCGTAACATTTGCAGGTAGGAACAGCGAACGGGCATTTAACCATTTTCATGCTGTCCCTCCCTAACAGGTGCGAACACGGCGGGGTTATCCAGTATCACCATGTGAAGCACATTTGCAAGCTCGTCAACCTTTTTCTCATCGTGTTCGGTATAGCCAAGATGGTCGAGCATACCATGAATCATTTCGTGAAGAAAGTCGGCTTCCATTTTCGCCTGTGCGTTCGGACAGATACGGATAACCAAGTCGGTATAGGAGATTTCGCCGGAGTAATTCACATTACCCAAGTCGAGCTTGTTCGTGATTTCCACATCATAGACCTTCGCACCAATTTTCAGTTTTTCGGGTATCGTCATTTTCTGTACCTCTTTTCTGCGGACTGAATCCGCTCGTAGATGTCCTCAAGGGACTCCGTAACCACGATATAATCCTCCTCGCCGCCTGTGAAACAGACGGCGTTCCTGCCCTTTACGCAAGTGACAGCAGTAACGAGGTTGAGATTTACAAGCACCTGTCCGATAGTCGGACTTGTAAGCCAAATGAACATTATTACACCTCCCACCATGACTTGACTTCCTTGCCGAGTTCGACAGAGAGTTTTGTGCTGATAATTCGAGCGTGTTCGTACTGTGCTTTCACGCCGTGGACAAAATATTCAGTTTTGCCATTCTCGATGTTTTTCCGATTCAGATTGAGGAGGTCGGCTTGATACAGATTCAACAGCCGCACCAACTCTGATTTTTCTTGTAAAGTCATTTACAGTACCTCCTTAATTATCCACATTCAAAATGATACACGGTTTCCAGTACGGGTCGTATTCGGCAACCGTTTTCTTCACGAGAGCGTCAAATTCCTCATCGGTGTAATCACCATCGGCAAGAGAGTCCGCAACAGCTTCCTCGAACTCGTCCCTGTCGGTGTAGCACATACAGTCGTTGACCGTCTGAGCGCAATCAAGGAACTCACCCTTATATGCCTTGATGTAACTACAACTCATATAGGAGTAATCCCCGCTGTTCGCTTCCTCACCCGCAAAGACGAGGAGCGGGAGGGTAGGATTGTTGCGGATAAGCTGACGCAGTTCATTAGCGGTATGGAGTAGCCCGGTAGGGCGGCGTTCTTCGTTTGTCATTTCAATTCCTCCTTTAGCGCGGCGGCAAGGCGTAGACAAACTCCCACATGGTATGCAATGCACCCCTCACCAATGCACGGGTAAAAACACTGTGAGGTGAAATCACCCTGTCCCCTTAAAATCGCTTTATGTTCATCGGTATATACTCTGTACGGGCAGGACTTAAAGCGTCCTTTCTCGTCCAAGCAAGAAGCGTTCATTTATATTACCTCCTTGAGCTTCAAGCCCCAATAAATCATAAATCCACTGGAAGTCGATTTGCGGTCAAACCATTCGGGGTGACGCTCCATTTCAGAATTGAATTTCCGTGCCGACAGCACATACGCGCCCTCAGACTTCGCCCACAGCTTGAAAGCGGAGTAGAGGTCTTTCGCCTTAATGAGAGTGCGCTTGTTTTTCTCACCGTTCGGATTTTCTTCATCTTCGGGAACGCGCACACAGCGGTTTTCAAGGAACTGCAACACAAGGTCGTTATCCCGCTCGTACCGTTCAACGACCTCGGACAAGCTCTCGGACATTGTAAGACCGTTTTCCTTGTACTTGATGTAACCGCGCACGAGCCACATAAAAATGCCGCTCATAGCGTCAAGGGAGGTTAGTTCGTCCTTGAGGTGGGTGTCCTGCTCAGACGGGGAGAAGTGGCGGTTGAACTCAATCACCTTGATACGCTGAGACGCGAACAGGGATTTGTCTGTCACCATCGGCAGGTCGTTACAGGAAAGCCACAAAGTGAACTGAGGACGATATGTGATAGCGGTCTGATAGAGCGCACGAGCGGAGATTTCCTCACCGCCTGTAAGCTGTTTGATTTTCTCCTCGTCCAGTTTTCCGTACTCATTGCTCTCACTCATTGTGACAAACCGCTTGCCCTTGAGTCCGGCAAGGGTAGGAGACGCGGCTTCTGCGTCTTTCTGCCTGTCACCACGGCAAATCATACCGACAGGAGCGACTTTTGCGTAATCCCCAAGCATATACTCAATCGTATTGAGGAGGGTACTCTTGCCGTTACGGGTCGTTTTACCGTGGAGGATAAACATACACTCCTCATTACTCATACCGAGCATGGAGTACCCAAGAGCGCGTTGCAGGAAGTCAGCCTTATCCTTATCGCCTTGTGTGACCTCATCAATGAACTGTTCCCACCGCGTACACTTCACATCACGGCGTACCGTGTGCCGGAAACGGGTCTGCATGGTGAGAAAATCGTCCCACCGTGGCTCTCTGAAAGAATAGTCCTCCAAGGAATATGTCCCGTTGAGACAGTTGATGAGGTAGGGGTTGGAGTCGAAATCCGTAGCAGAAATGCGGAGTTCGCCTGTTGCGTCCTTGAGGATTCTGTCTCTCATACGCCTGTCACCCATCTTGTTCACGAATGAGGTGTACGCCTTTCGGGTATCATCGTCCGTGATTTCTCCACAGTAGAGAATCATCAAGCGCACAAAGTCTTTGATTTTCTCCGAGACAAGGATTGCACCCTCGTCACGCCGCCACGCGCCCTCGAAATAGGTGTACCAACTCTTATGCTCTGTGCAGTACCTCGCTTCGCGGTTGTAGAGCATACCGAACAGGTTTGCCATACCCATTTCCGACCACTCAAAGCCGGAGGAGGTCTCATCGGCGCGTTCGGGGTGGTAGGACTTAATGATATACATTTTGTCGGACAGGTCTTCGTCCATAATGCACCTGCCGTTACTCAGCTCAAAAAGCTCTCTGTCACCTGCCATTTACCTCACCTCACTTTTTATCTCCGTACTTCGTAGCCTGTGTTCTCAGCGTTGCCAACTTCTTCTTATACCGCTCAAAATAACAGAACTTGACTGCTTCCTCGATTTTCTTGGAGTCAAACACAAGAGACTGATGGTCTTCGGAGAGCATAGCTTCCTGTAAGAGATTGTCCAAGAACAGATTGTAGCGGAACACATCGTTCTTGACGGAGTTATAGGAACTGACGGACAATGTGACCGTGTTGATTTCGTTATTTGCCATTTCTGATTACCTCCACATGGGGCAACGCCCTCAAGATTTCGCAAAACTCGCGCCACTCGTCCAGTTTATGACCCTCGCGGTAGTCGAGCATATTCATCACATTCTCGTAGGTCATAGTGACCGTGCGCCGCTGATTGTAACTGGACGGGAGGAGCTGAATCATCTGCCACCAATATTCCTTATCTTTGGTTTCAAGAAACTTGTTCCTTGCGTTGTTCAACCTTTCAATGGTTTTCCCAAAATAAACTGTATTTTCCGCAAGCAGATGTTCCACGGAAAAATCTTCAATGGTAAATTCCTTTGCGGCGATTTTGTGCATGGTGGAACAGGAATTAGCAGTCGTGCCTACCTTATAGGTATCAAACTCTTTCCACCAGTACAGCGGGGCGGTGATGTCCGTAGCAACAAAAATCTGCCGTAGATACTTTCTGTGCGGGTGTCCTGCCGCAAACAGCTTTCGCATAAGAGTAAGGTCATTCTCACCGATTTCATAGCAGTAATACGGTGTGCAGTCATGCTCTTTCGGGTGGCAGATACCCTCGCGCTCGATACGACCGCATTTGCCGCAGTCAACGGCGGGGTAACTATCCGACCTGTCCCAACTGTTCAAGGGATTTCTCATGCCACGGATAGCGTGTTCAAATCCCCAAACTTCAATGTTTTCTACCTTAATCATTGGTGTTCCCTCCTACCAGTTTATCAAGAATTTGTTCATACAGCGTTTTGTAGAGGTCGCGCTCCACCTCTGTGGGCGTGCTTTTCTGCGGCGCGTTTTCCTCAATCCCCCCCCGACAGGAAACGGGGAGTTGATACCGAGAGACACGAGCAGAGCGTTGTCAATATTTTTCAGCTCTTTCGTGGTGCAGGATTTAATGAATGTGGAAAGCCGCTCCTTTGGTACCGTCTGAATGTTCTCACAGAGAGCCGTGGACGGAACGCGGCACATCACGGGAACATGAGTGGGAAGCGGTTTCTTTTCCTGCGAAGTCAAGAATACGATTTCCACATTGGGAGAGTGTCGATTGTTTATGTCGTTGGACACGACTACGCCGGGTCTACCTGCTCTCTGTTCAGAACCCGTGACCGTATAAAACGGCATTATGTAGTAAATGTCACCTCGATAGATTTCTGTCACCGATAAGACCTCCTTTAATCTTCAAGAGATTGTTTCTTGTCTCTTTGTGATTAGATAATAACACGAAAAAGATTAGCTGTCAACACTTGTTTTAATATTTCTTATCTTTTTCGTGTTATTTCTCTTTTCACCTGCCGAATGATGATTTCTCCGTCCACATCGGTGAGGAAAGTGAACCAATCCGAGCGGAAGAACCGCTCACACTCCGCAATGCCGGAGGTGTTTTCATCGTCCAACGCAGTACGGTAATCCTTGACCGCTTGCAAAATGATTGCGTTTATAAGCGCGTGATAGGGTTCATATTTCATCGTTTGTACCGTGTCACACTGTTACAGATTGTTTGTATCTCACCCCTGTCAAGAGGAGGGTCACAGGCAACCGTGTTACAGTAGAGCAGTTCGTCATATATCTGTTGCTTACTGTAGCCTTGATTGTGGAGCATACCCGCAAGGGAGGTCAGACAGATATTGCGGCTACCGTTCGGTATTCGGGGATAGACGGGACGGAGCTTGATACGATTGTTTTCGGGCATTTCCCATATCGGGCAGTAGATACGACCGCCGTAAGCAGAGGTATCTTTTTCTCGCTGAGTTTCGGGAAAATACTTTTCGACAATATACTCAATCGCGCTCTGATTTTCTTCGATAGAGCGAAATAGAAGTGTGTCACCTGTCATAATGAAGTACCGGGAGGACTTGTAGATTTCAACACCTGCAAGGTTATTCTTGCCCTTGAACGGCAAGTCCCCTTTGAGCAGGATATGAAATCCGCGACCACTCTTGGATTTCTCCGTATAGCTACGGCATTTGCCGATAATATCTGCCGCAAGAGGAGAAAGAAGTCCGTCCTCGTCATAACCCATGTCGATGTCCACCCCGACAAATCCATTGTCGTTAAACACAAACCCACAGTAGTCGTAGTGACCGTCCGACACCGATTTATGCGCGGTATCGAAATCAGCCCATGTCTGCGGATTAGTAGAGGACGCGGCTTCATTCTCCCATGCTTTCATCGGAACTTTGCTATTGCCACGAGTGCAAACCCACTGATTCAGTTTTTTCAATTCTGTAGGTATGTTCTCGTAGCAGGTCACACAAGTCCCCTCCTTTTTGCAACTTTGCGTTCAAGCTCATTCACGAGCTTCCAAAGAATATCCTGTTTAATCTCCAACGCAACGGACAGGTTGTAGATGTTATCGGGAATCGTATCTCCCTCGCGGTAGATTGTAAGGAGCATTTCCTGTTCCTTATCCGTAAAGCCTTTCAGTGCGCTGTCACAGGCGAACCAGTTCTTTTTGTCCGCGTCACTGCGGAACTTCGGGTTGGCGTGACGGGCGTAGAAACGCATACAGTGTTGGACATATTCGGAGTAAAATGTTCTCATTCTGCAACGCCCTCCGTCTTACGGGGAGCGGACTTTTTGAACACCTCTCCTGCAAAGTACCACTTATCGTCCACATTGATGGGGTAGCCCTCAATATCGGACTTCTTCATAGTACCTGTGTCGATAATGTGCTGTGCGGAAGCAACAGCCATCTGATTTTTCACAAAATCCTTGCCCGTCTTGAGCAGGAAAGCAACCTTGCCGTTTGCCGTTTTGAGCTTGTAACTCATTTTGTTTCCTCCTTATTCCATGTGGAAATATCAATACCGTAATCTTTTAGCTTCCGAGAACAGAGCCACGCTTTGTCCTCGTCACCCATTTCGTACCGCTTAACAAGTGCGTCAAGCTCAGTGGAAAAGGAATCGTAAAACGCTCTCAGACGCTTTTTACCGAACCCAAACTTCTCGTGAAGTAGCCACAGGATAACCGCGTCTACCTCGTTAGCGTTTTTCTTATCGTACTCCGCGCACTGTCGGAGGATTTCAGCGTCAATCGCTTTCTGCTCCTTGGCAGAGAATTGAACGCCGAAAATGTGACCGTTTGCTCTCTTGAATACCGCCATCGTCAAATCCCTACCACATGAGACGCAAGCATATCCGCTTGGTGCGTCCACAGGACATTCGGGAAAGCGTGTACGGCGCGGGTGTAATCCCGCCATTCTTCTTTTTCGATAAACGCGCCCATGTGGTAACGAATACACGCAATTTCCTCATCGGTCAGTGTGAGGAACTGAGAGAGAAGAATGATGGACTTATCACCGTGACCCTTGAAAAGCGTATCGGGGTTATACTCCCAATCAACAATGTGGTCGTGTAAAGCTCCGTCCTTGCAACAAGTCCCTCGATACTGGTCGATTTTGCAAAGGTCGTGGAACATACCCACGATGAACGGGCTTGCGGGGCGTTTCCACTTGAGAGCGTTCGCCGCCGAAAGCTCCACAAGCAGGTTCATCACCATAAAGGAATGGTCGAACAAACCTCCCGCATAATTGCCGTGGTACTTCGTGCTTGCCGGAGCGTTGAAAAATCCGTTTTCTCCAAGCCACTTGAGAAAATCGTCTTTGATAATCCCGGCGAGATTGGTACTCATCATAAGGTCAAGGCGTTCTTTATCAGTCATTTTGTACCTCCTCTGTAAACGGCAGGTCGCAACATTCGGGGTGATATTGCTGTGTCCACAGTGCGCCAAGCATATTCCACAGAAACGCTCTATCGTGTGGTTCGTCCTCGTCACTGCGAATAAACTTGATGTAGTGGCGTACACCACTGTCGATATAGCAGTGGAGAGGAATACCTTTTTCCCAATTACGCTCACCGTATTTGTTGCAACCGTCCTCATAGTGCTTGGAGACCTCTAACAGAGCCGTATAAAGACCTCCATATCTATACTCCGCAAAAGACTTGATTGCGGCTACAAGAGAGCTTCTATTGCCGGAACGAACATACTGGTCGATACGGCAGAGAATTTCATCATCAATCATATCGGCTACCACACCGAGCGGGAGCAGGTCACACCTGCCTTTGCCCTCGTTGATGTCTCGCACTGCCCCGGAATCAAACTCTCTGCGGTTGCCGCTGTCCTGTAATTCCATTTACGATACCTCCTTTAGAGGGAGGGGAGCTTTCGCTCCCCATACCCATCAACCTCCGAGCAGTGCGTCAAGGTCGAGACCCTTTTTCGGTGCGGCAGGAGCGGGAGCAGTAGCCTGTTTCTGCGGAGCAGGAGCGGCGTTCTTGTCCTTGCCGAGCGTCAGCGCACGGGACACGGGTTCGGTATCAAAATACTCAGCAGGAGCTTTATCACCGAGATTTGCAAAAGTGACCGTCTTGTTCGGGTCTTTATTGGACGGGAGCTTGGTGTGAACGACCTCCGCTTCAATGAAGTGGTCGATAAGCTCCATCGGGTCAATGTCCTCAAGGGTGTAATCGCCCATAGCGGTCTTGGCAAAATAGGAGAAAGCGTTCAGAGCCTTTTCATTCGGTTCATCGTTCTTGTCCTTGATGGTGAAGCGTTCGGTCTGAGTCATACCCGCCGCGTTCACGAGCTTAATCTCAATCTTGCCAAACTCCTCATCGTAGGACACATCGTAAATGCGGAACACATAAGTTCCCTCCGGGATAAGAGTGAAACCACTCGTCATAGGGATTCTTGCCATGTTATTTACCCTCCTTAATATTCGGTGCGGAGAATGACTCCGACAATTTCTTCGTCCACGAGGTCTACAGGTCTCTTGATAACCAGTGCGGAAATCTTCTCGTCAACGAACATTTCCACAATGTCACCACGCTCGATAAGAGCATAACCATCATTGCAGATAGCGGTCTTATCAATGCCGTTTTCGGTGGCGAAGATACGCACACAGTCCTTGATTACACCATCGGCAACAGGCATGACCGCTTCGACCAGTTCACAAGGCTGAGAAAAGGTGTCGTAATTGATGATGTTTTCAATGAGAGAGAGCATACTCGCGCTATCACAGGCGGTTACAGTGCGAATATCTTCCTGGACTTTCATAAAGATAGAGCCGGAGGACAACCAACGGTCTCCATTTTCACGGACATAGAGAATACCGTCAGCACCGAGAGATTTTACAAATTTCTTAAATTTCATTGTCTTTATCCTCCTTATTTCACCGTCATGCGGTATTGTTCAGATTTCTTCTGATATTTGTCGAGCAGACCGTCAGCTTCAAGAGCCTTTTTGTCAATGGTCGTGGTTTCCGAGCGGGACACAGACCAAGTGTAAATAGAACCCTTGATTTCAACCTTTTTATCACCGTCACGAAACTGCCCCATAGCGTGTTCCTTGATGATATTGTTGATTTCACCGAGCCGCTTTTCCTTGTCTGCAATAGTAGCGTTCGTTTTGTCGATTTCGCCTTTCAGCCCCTCCGCTTCGGCAATCAGAGCGTTAATATCGGTATCTGGGGTGAGATTGTGAGTACGCAGAGCCGCAAGCAGTTCCGCGTCTTTCTTCTCGTCATAAACAGGGGAAATACCGCTGTCCACATACTCATTCCACCAGTTCTCAACGAACTTGATTTTCTCTGCGAAATCGGGATAACGCTCACTCACCTTGAACTCCACGGTAATGGTGTTCTTAATGTTCGGCGTGTACTTCGTGGGGTCAGCGTAGTCCTTTTCTTCAAGGAAAGACGCGACCATAATCACATTGTCCACACCGAGCAGGTAAGCGTAGAGGGCGGCTTGCAGAGCGTAATATTCGGGAGCGTCATTCTGCCAGTCCTCGATACGCTTTGTGGTTTTCATTTCAAGAACCGTGTCTACAACGCCGTTCTCATCAACGCCGAGGTAGTCCCACATACCGCCAAGATGTTTGCTTTCGGGGAAGAAATCGCCCCAAGTGGATTTGAAATAATCCTCACCGTAACGGTCGGTCGGAGTAATGATGTCCATACCGTAGGACTTCTTCATGTACTCTGCCTGTTTGGGTTCGATTGCCTTACCTGCCTTTGTGTAGATAGTGTCCTCAAACGGGATTTCGTATGTCTTGGTAATCGCAAGCCACATTTCAAACGGCGTAGACCACGGGTTCAAACCGAGGATTGTAGCAAAGCGCGTACCTGTAATTTTCTTCGTGCGCTTCGGTGGCGCAATCTTGAGCTGTTTGCTTTCAAGCCATTCCATTATTCGTTACCTCCCTCAAGCATAGCGGTGATTTTCTGAATCAGCGTCTCGCAATCGGATTTGCTGATAGAGGTAAAGCCCTCTGTCTGCACCGCAATCTGAGCAATCATTTCTTCCTTAGTCGGGTCAGCGTCCTTGAGCTTTTTCAGTACTGCCTTGAGACCCTTAATCTGCAACGGAGTAGCGTTGTCCTGCGGGGCGGTGAGTTCCTGCTTTACTTCCTGTCGCTGTTCGTGAGTAGCGGGAGGGGCTTTCGGGGCAGGAGCAGGAGTGGGCTTACCGAGGTCGCTGTCAATGCTGTCGCTCTCGCAAATGTCGAGCGCAATTATATACAGATAGCGGCGCATATAGGTGATGGAAGAACCAAGAGCTTGCATTTCATTGGTAGCCTGTTTTCCCGCGTTGCTGATAATCGGCGCAATCTGATTGAACGGAGCAACGAACGGAATATACTCCTCATCGGGATTGTCAATATTGACAATCTTCATCGTTGCCACATCAGAAGTGAAGTTCACGATAGGGATAAGACCGACCTCACTGAAAATGCGGGTGGCGGTAGGAACAATATCGTCAAGCTCGAAATACTTGAACGACAGGTGCATATTTTTACCCGTCTTCTGCACATCGGCTTGCAGGAACATTTCCCTTGCCTTGAGCAATTTCTGATAGACATTCAGCGTAACGGTCTCCTTTTTAGTGGTAGTTGCCATTTTGCGTTTTCCTCCTTTTTTCTTTTCGGGCTTGATACCCAAGAAATCATTGATTCGCTTTTTTGCCATTTCGATATAGAATGTTCTGTCTACATCGTCTATGGTTAGGTGATTGTCGTTGTCGATGATACAGTGGTCGGGGAGCATTTCGATTTTCGCAGTAGCGTCCGTCTCAGCTTTGACCTTGAACAATTTCCCGTACCGTTCGTCTGCCGTAGCATATACACGGTTTACTTTCTGCACCGGGACTTGCTCACCATCGACAATGTGATAGGCTTCGCGGTATTTTGCACCCGCCTTTGCTATCAACTGGAAGTCGAAAATATCTGTACTGCCGTTAATTGTTTCCTCAACGGGTGTACCGTGGACGAAATACTCAATGAGAGCTTTTTTGACGATAACCATATTGTTGTTTATCGCCCACGCGCCCTTTACGGACACGCCGTAGTTCAAGTACCCACCAACGGTCTTTACCTCACCATCGGTCTTAATCATCAAGAGATTGTTTACATCTTTAATCCAAACCTTTTGAACATCATCGACCTCAAGCTCGAACTTGGTCTCGGCTTCCCACGCATGAGCGATTTCGTTCACAAGCGCAAGTTCCGATTTGTCGATGGAATACATCAGACCATCGGTGTTGAGGTTGAGTAACTTGATGGTCTTACAGGCGTTCAACAGGCGCATGGTGAGGACTGTGAGAAAAAGCTGTCCCGATATACGCAGAGAGCGGGTCGGGAGAGGGTCATACAGGTCGTTGTAGCGATTTTCCTGTGCGCCCGATACCGTGTTGAGCGGTAGCTTCAAGTCCTTTGCAGTCTGCTTATCGCCGTTGTGCTTCGCTTGTATGCGGTCACGCTTGATAGCGTAGAACAGTTCCGGGTCGGGGACATTGCGGGAGAGATATTTATAAATCTCAATCAGCGAGGGGTACAGACTTGAAACATCACGGTTTTGGATAACCCTGTCCTCTGTTGCTTCCTCGTAATAGCCCGTCAGGCTGCCATGAACACCACCCCAAGCGTATTTACAGGGCATACCACCAATCTCAATCTCGAACGAGGTCTTGAACAGAACCTCATCGGGAATTGACATATCATGGATTGTTTCAAAGAAATCCAAGATGGGCTTCGGAATAACGGCAATATCAAGGTTTTCGGGGTAGATATACTCTCGTCCATCGTCCCATTCCTTACGCTCTGCACGTAACATCATTGCAGTCAACTTAGCGTTGGTCGCGGAGAGAGACCTCACCTCATCAATCCCCGCTCGTTTTCCGAGGTTTTTCTTGGTTTTGAGGTAGTCCGCACGGAGCTTCATCAGCTCGTGTGTAGCGTCTACATCGTGCTTACAGTAATGAACGGTCTGTTGTAGCTCGTCCTCCGTAAGCGGTCTGTCAAGGTCGAACGATACCTCCGTCTCTTGAATATCCATTCCCATGTGACCCTCAATAGCCTTGAGGGATAGACCCAACTGAACATCGTCTCGAATATCCACATTGTTGAAACGGAAATAAAATGCCTTGAGGGGAGCGTACTCCCAACCGCGACCGCCGCCGATGAGAAAATCGTTGAGCTGTTTAATCTCCTGCGGGGCAAAGTCATTTGCGGCGGCTTTAATGATGAACTGGTCGTAATGCTTGGAGTTAAATCCAACATAGATACCATCATCAAACAGGCACTCCCGGAGAGCTTCGCTATCGTTGTGAATGACCGTATGCGTTCCCGTTTCTACATCTTTGAACACTACAATCCAGTCAAAGGCAAAAACCTCAACATCATATACAATCAGTCTCATACGCACCCTCCACAACAACCGTGAGGAATATTCTCATTGATACATTCCTCGATTTCCTTTCGGAGCGGTTCTAAATCTTCCGGGAGGTCGATAGACCAGCGTCCGTTCTCAATGTGTGCGTTCCAGTCATTGTCAAACCAAACCGTACCGCCAGATTGTAAACAGTGACGAGAAAACTCTCGCACCTGTCCGTTGATTTTCAAAACCAACTGCCCTGTGCATAAGTTCGGGTATGCACCGTCATAGGAAACAAATTCAACCATGTTTCACCCTCCTCTTGTCACAAAGTAACAACCGTTCTTTCGGTAGGTCGTACACCGCTTTTTATAAGACTTCACGAGATATGGAATGTTATCTACAAAGTCATAGGCGATAGTGTCCTCTTTACCTGCAAAGGTACGGGCGATTCTGCCGATACTCTGTGTGATAACCGCGTAATCGTTCTTGGGTGTTGCCAAGAACAACCGCTCCAACCGAGGAATATCCAACCCCTCTTTTGCGAGGGAGTAAGTAGCGAACAGGTACTTCTTTTTGCCGCTTCGCATATCCTCAATCGCAAGCTCTCGTTCAGCCTTTCCTTTTTTTGTTGTCATATTGCCGCTCACCATTACGGCATTTTCCCTCATGCTTCGAGGGAGAGCGTTCATAAGACGCTCAAGGTGTTCCAGTCTGTCAGACAGGATAAGACAGGAATGTTCGGACTCTGCCACAATCCATGACGCTATGAACGCTACACGGTGATTATCGTTGCACAGATAGGAAATGAGCTTGGTGTAATTCAGCGTACCGTCCGAGTTCAGACATTCACGGCTGAGTTCCACCCCTGTTCCGACAGGTGTAATACCGACCTGCATGATTTTGTCTCCTACAGCTTCATCGGGAACGGTGTAGACCACATGACCGAGTAGGGCATAGGTGGCTTCAATCATTCCGTCAGAGCGGTGTACCGTAGCCGAGAGACCGATTTTATGTCGGGCTGACAGGTTATTCAGAACCTTATAGAACTGCGTCATAGCGGTGGGTGTCCCCGCTACGCGGTGGCACTCGTCCACGATAATCACATCGAAAAAGTCCTTGTATTGTGTGAGGTCAAGTTTGCACATCGTTTGGATAGTAGCGAATGTGATACCCTTACCGATATTGACCTTTCCCTCTGTGATAGTCCCGATAAGGTCAGAGTCCATATACAGTTCTGCACGGGTCTTACTCTGCCGTAACAGGTCAAGTGTGTGGGTGAGCCATAAGGCGCGTTTTCCGAAACGCTTCACAAGAGCAATCCCCATCTGCGTTTTTCCGCTACCCGCCGCGCTTTGCAAGATACCGTATTTCGCGGCGTACAGTGCGTCCACAGCGGTCTTTTGGTAATCGTAGAGCGGAATATCCACCCCGCCATAAGACACACCCACGGGGTCGGAAAACGCGCTCTGAAAGGTGCTTTCCAGTGCAATACAATCCGGCAGGTTTCGGAGTGTTCCAAACGGCAAAATCAGTGTATCTCCGCGCCGTTCATACAAGGTTAGTGTCGGGGGTGTATTTCCGAGCCAAAAGTGCATGCGGGCTTTCTTGGCATATTCGGGGTTTGTAATCGTGAGGTTGTGCTTGCACCACATCAATGCGTCCTGCGTGGGGTTCTCGATGGTGAGGACATTTGATACAGTTACATTCATTTGTCTGCCACCAACCATTCCTCAAATGTCAGCGCAAAGCGTTGGAACAGCTCCTCCGGCAAGTTTTTTGAAACCATGCTGTCAAGTCTGCTCAGAGTAATCATGTAAATGTTTTCTCCGAACTTCACCGCAAACCAACCCTCGCCGTTAAGACATTCCCGCCACAGTGTCATAGCCATTCGCTGATTGTCCTCAATGCGAGACACACTGAATACCTTGCCGGAACAGACCTTGCAGTCAATGAGGTACGGAACACCGTTTTTCACTGCAACAACATCCGCGGGTTGCCCTGCCGCGTTCTGTGCGAGATTGTGAACCCAATAACCGTTTTGGAACAGCTTTTCGCAGAACTCCGCTTCAAAGCCATTACCGATTTTCTTATTACTCACGGCACACCTCCCGAATGTTCTCCAACTTTTCACGGAGGTCTTCGACCTGTACGGTAAGCTCATCAATCTGCCCGTTGTAGGAGTCTTCGATTCCCTCAATCATATCGCGGAAATATTGAACTGCTTCATAACCCATGTACCGTTCGAGCAGATATTCAAAATCCTGTCGATTGAACAAGGTTTCAACTTTTTTATCCAACAGTTCAATTACTCTTTGCATTTTGAAGCACCTCCTCGTAGTTTTGCATGAGACCGAGAATCGTGTTGGAATAGGTAATTTCCTTGACTCCGTTCTCCCATGCTTTTCGCGCACCGTAGTCACCCATGTTGTAAGCCATCAGAGCTTTTGTAAGGTCTCCGTCATAGCGATTGACATACTCCCCGATGATTTTCACGCCACAGAACACATTCTGATACGGGTCAAGCATATCCGCACACCGATACTCCTTGTTGAGCCATGTGTGGTTGACCTCATTGATTTGCATGAGTCCGTAATCGTCCGTTTTACTTACAATTTCGGGATTAAACTGACTCTCATGCTCAATCATTGCGTACACGAGCGTTACTGGTACATTCTCATCGGCACAGATTTCATAGATATATCTCTGCAAGCTATGTGAGAGAGGTACATCAAAATAGAAAATATCCGATGTTTCCGGGAGTTTATCTGTGCTATAAACAGGGACTTCAACTGTTTTCGTGACCGTAACCGTATCGGTTTTCGTAGGAGCGGTCAGTCTACCAATCGTAAAGGCGGTAGCAATCAACACAGCGATAACGGTTAATAATCTTACGAGTCTCTGTTTGTTGACTCGTTTAGTTCTTCTACACTCAGTAGCCATTTTTGGTAGTCCTCCTCGTTTTTAGGGTCTTGGTAGAACTGTTCCAAAATCCCCATAAGTGGTCTTGCGAGGTCGCTCACCTGCGAATCAGTGAGCTTCAAGTTCAGTGAGGATTCTGTCACATTCATCGAGGACTCGCTTCGCCTTTGGATAGGTATAGACCCCGCGAATGATACTCGACATTTCGGGCGGCTGAACTGTGATACCTCGCTTACGCAGTTCAAGAATCATGTCCACCTGCTTTACACCAAGTGCTTCCATTCGCTTCTGAATCTGACTCATCGAGTTTTCCTCCTTTCATGGTTCTTGAAATCGAAATTGCCATTGACAAAAAGGCGAATTATTGTTATTATTGTTATAGGACTAATCCGCTTCAACTTCCCGAAAATTGCCGTTTTCGAGAGGTCGGTTTCTTATTGCCAATTCGGATATTCCGAACTTCTTGTTATTAGTATAATTCTTATTATATGAATTGTCAAGAGGTAAATTCAAAAAATACGAATTATTTTCTAAGGAGGGAACTCTATGACTTTTGCTGAGAACATCAACCGTATCTGTGCCGAGCGCGGTACGAACTTAACCGCCGTTATCAAACAAATAAAAAATGGACAGTCTTCATACACGACTGCCATCAATAAACGAGGTTCTATACCAAACCAAGAGGAATTGCTTGCTCTCGCCAAAATTCTGCAATGCTCCGTAATGGACTTTTTTGCCGATGAAGAAGACCTCTGCTGTGAGAAAGCTGTACCCGAAAACGAGGACGAGGAGGACATTCTAAAGGTCTATCGTGCGTTACCTCGCCGCGCCAAGCATGAATTCATGGCAATGGTTTATGAGTTTGGAGACCGAAAAGAATACGAGGGGGATAAAGCAAACGCTATCGGTTGAGCGCGTCATTCCCATTGAATTACTTTACAGAAAGCGCGAATTGGAGGTGAGACTACGAAAGCGGTAATTTACGCTCGATATTCGAGCCATAGTCAAAGAGAGGAATCTATAGAGGGTCAGCTCAGAGAATGTCACGAGTTTGCCCTTAAAAACGGATTCACCATCATAAATGAATACATTGACAGGGCAATTTCCGGCAAAACAGATAACCGTCCGAGCTTTCAGCGTCTCATTAAAGACAGTGAAAAGGGACAGTTTGAAGCGGTGATAATGTATACCCTTGACCGTTTCGCTCGTAATCGTTATGACTCTGCTATCTACAAGGCAAAGCTCAAAAAGAACGGTGTGAGAGTCTACTATGCAAAACAACCCATGCCGGACACGCCGGAGGGGATTATCCTTGAGTCCGTCCTTGAGGGGTACGCCGAATACTACTCTGAAAATCTCGCCCGTAACATCAAACGCGGTATCAGAGAAAACGCGCTCCAAGGACTCGCCACGGGAGGGGCAAACCTTTTGCTTGGGTACACCGTGGGAGAGGACAGAAAGTATGCGATTGACCCAGCGGGAGCGAAAATCGTACAAGAGATTTTTCAGCTATACGCCGATGGAATGTCCGCGACACAAATCATTGCCTATTGCAACGAGCGTGGGTACAAAACTGCAAGGGGCAACGCTTTTAATAAAAACAGTCTCCGAACGATTCTCCGAAATGAGAAATACATCGGCACATACAAGCTCATGGACATTGTTATTCCCGATGGTATGCCCGCTATCATAGACAAGGTACTATTTGAGAAAGTACAAGCTATGCTCAAACACAACGGGAAAGCACGGGCGAAAGCGAAAGCCCACGAAAACTATCTGCTAACTACCAAGCTGTTCTGCGGACACTGCGGGTCTCCGATGGTCGGTGAGAGCGGCACATCGAAAACAGGGCAAGTGCATTATTACTACAAATGCACAAAAGCCAAGCGGGAACACGCTTGTAAAAAGAAATCCGAACGAAAAGATTGGATAGAGAAACTGGTAGTCCGCTACACAGTTCAGAATGTGTTGACTGATGAGAATATCGCCCTTATCGCAAAACGGGCTATGGAAATCATCGAAAAAGAATCGGCAGATACTACCTACTTGGACGGTCTCAACGCTGGACTGAAAGATGTTCAGAAAAAAATAAAGAACCTTGTCTCTGCAATAGAGCAAGGTATCATTACTTCTGCTACCAAAGACCGCCTTGACGAACTGGAACAGGAGAAGTCTGATGTTGAGGGGCGTATCGCTCGTGAGGAAATGAAAAAACCGCTCTTGAACGAGAGCCGCATTAGGTATTGGCTTACTTCGTTCAAGAGCGGGAATGTTGATGATGAGGATTACCAACGGCGCGTGATTGATACATTGGTAAACTCTGTATATGTGTATGACGATGAAGATGGTGGGAAGCGGATTATGCTAACATTCAATCTTTCGGGCAATAATACCGCTACTCTCACGAGTTCGGATATTGGGTGTTATGCTCCACCAAACAGTGCAAATCCGAACTCTGTGTTCTTCATCAAACACACCTTTGGATTTGTTTACAAGATAGAGAACGC